AAGGTGAGTTATTATCAGATGGTAAGACTCATATGAAACTGATGAAGGTGGTGGACAATGCGAGAATGCAGTGAACGATACCGACGTTGCTTATATAGCAGGACTTTTTGATGGTGAAGGATGTGTATCATATAAACAATATATGCGTAAACGTCCTCACAACAAAAAACCTTACCCAACCTGGCAAATCCGATTGGAGATTGCAATGACCGATAAATCTATACTGATATGGGTTAATGAAATGTTAGGTGTTGGGACCGTAGGTGAGAAAAGATATAAAACAAAATATACTAAAGGTTGGAAAAAACAATGGCGATGGCGTTGCTCTCACCGTGATGCATTTAAAGTTTGTTGTTTATTATTTCCATACGCTCACGTTAAGTTAGGTGAGATACAAAAAATCATACAACATTATTCTGAAAGAAAATTAAAAGTGATGAATGATAACGTTGTAAGTTTGGATGAGTATAAACAATTAATGAGTTTAGAATGAAAAGAAATAATAAATACAGATATCCGAAAACGAAACGTGAAGTAATAGAAGGTTTACGTCATTATAATATTGATGATAAAGAAAAATTACCAAGCGTTACAACGATCTTAAAAGCTACAGAAAGTGAGGAAAAACGCGCCTCATTAGCCTCTTGGCGCGAACGAATCGGTGAGGAGGCCGCAACGCGGATCGTGGATGAGAGTGGTGCCCGAGGTACAGCGATGCACAAAATTTTAGAGAAATATATTTTAGAAGAAGGTTATGTTGACGAGACTAATGTAGGTAAACAAGCTCACAATATGGCAATTAGAGTTATTGAACAAGGTCTTTGTAATGTTCCTGAGTATTATGGAACGGAATGTACTTTGTATTACCCTGGACTTTATGCCGGACAAACGGATCTCGTTGCAATACACAAAGGTCAAGATGCAATAATAGATTTTAAACAAACGAACAAACCGAAGCGCAGAGAGTGGATCGAGGATTATTGTCTGCAGTTAGCAGCGTATGCAATGGCGCACAATTTTATTTATAAAACAGAAATTACTAAAGGCGTGGTAATGATGTGTAGTAAAGATAATTACTACCAAGAATTTATTATCGAAGGTAATGAATTCAAAGATTATAAACATAACTTTTTGAGGAGGGTTGATGAATACTATAAAGGAAGATCAAAGACGACTGGATAACATAGCCAATATGTATTGGAAAACGTCTGGTGAGATGAGAGAAATGTGGGGCCGTAAGTGGTATGAATTAATTAAAATAATAGGAAGGAAATTAAATGAGGCTGAGAGACTTACAACAGATTCTAGAAAAATTCACTAACGGACAGAAAGGTACAATGATATCTGATTGTCCAGTTTATATTGAGACAATGTCTGGACACTTAGAGGATGTTAGACGTATCGAGATACAAGAAAGTAATATAATTGGTGACGCTAATCCTGCACGATTAGTATTAAAAGCGGATAGGAATGAATTATTTAGGTCAAAAACATACAAACAAAGTTAAGAATTCCCTTGGGATTGGGGTGAAAGCGAGAGTGGAAGCCCCAAAAATATGAAAAAAGTAACAATACAGAGCGATGATATCAGCCCGAAGCAGTGGTCCAACCTTATTTTAGAGCTGAACTTGGTGCGCAAAGCGTGGAAACCCTACGCCAAACTGCAGATATTGGGTCGTGGTGTTAAAAAGATAGTAAAAAATGGTACAAAACGATACAAACTTTAGAATCATTCTAATGTGCCACGCTATAGTGGAATATTTGGGCAAATTTTTTTTTCAGTCATCAAAAAAAACTCGTGGCACAGGTGGCACAGTGGGTAAAATAGGCTAGAAGTGTTGGTATTAGCGAATAATAGGTGTGCCACGGCGTTGAATTATGGTGGCACAGCTTGGCACAAATGGCGTATTTACTGGCTTTTTTGCAAATATGTGGTGGCACAAATGTACTCTGCGCGCGCGACCCTTTTTGGTTTTTTGAAAACTTTTTTGCCCAAATATTCCCCTATAGAGTATATAACTAGATATGAGACGTCCTAAAAAATCTAAATACAAATCTGTTGTTATAAACAAGAAGCGGTATTACTATTATAAAATTACCTGGATCGATCCGACGGGTGATTCTGGGCACGCTACACACCACGATTCATATGGTTTGATACCTTCTACAATGATAACTCACGCCTATGTATTTGATAAGAATAGAAAATATATCTGGACGTTTGCATCTTACGAAGAGAATGATGAATTATTTAGTGATAGAAATGTGTTTCCAATTGGGTGTATAATCAAGATGGAAAAAATAAATGAAAAATAAAACACTAACTAAAAATATGCCCAACGTAAAATGGAATGCGATACCACCAGTGCGTGGGCCCAATCCACAAGGAGTAAACAATGCAATACGAACCAGTAATAAACAAGTGGTCGTGGATAAAAAAGTTTCCAAGAAAAATATTTACTAAAATTATTTCTTCTTTGAATTATTATCAGGGCTTGCTTGTTCTATTGATTCTTCTATCTCTTCTTCTGGGGTAATATTAATTAAAGTTTTATGATCGTCTAAGATTTGTTTCATCTTAGCTTCTAATTCTTTTTCAGACATATTATCTAGATTACCAGACAAGACTAGCTTTTGATCTACATATAAACCACCTGCTTTACCTCTAGCTATCTCTGCGTTTATGGCGGCTGACCAAGCACCTTTTGCTCGTGCGTCTTCTCGTAGCTTTGCTAGTTCCCCAATGTGTTTTTCAAAAGTGATGCCGTATTTTTCCTGTATCTCTGCTCGTAGCTCACCAATGTATTTAACAACTAATGGTGATAATTTTGGATTACGTAGCTCGCTCGCAGCCTGACGTGGTCTGGTCTTGTATCCAGCTTCATAGGCACACTCGCTCGGGCTCTTGCGCCCCTCGTTGTATACCAGCAATTCTGCAAACTTCTGTTGTCGTTCTGTAAGATTTTTAGGTAGACCCATAGCTTGTGCTCTTACCGTAATATAACGTATATGTCCAGTTAATTATGTTTATTAAAACGCTTTTGAAGTTCTTGATAATCTTTTTTAGAAATCATAGCGGTAATTTTTATTCTCTCTGGCACAACATCGTGACCTTTAGATTCTAAAAAACTATCCATATATCCGTGCTCATCTTTATCTTCAAATTCTTTTTTAAATTTTTTATTACCCCACCAATGTTCATAATAAGTGTCCTCTGCTTCTACCATATGAGTGTCACCATTTATTTTTACTAGATAACACGGCTCATCTTCTAAATTGTGATATTTATGTTCACCTAATATTGTTAAATCGTTAATATCATCAACAATTAATGTTGCCCATTTAGAATAATTTTTTTCAAAAAATTTATTATTTTTGTGTTTGTATAATATACGCTCTTCGTAAGTCCATTTGTATGGAGTTAAAAGTATTTCACCATTATTTATTTCAATCATCTTGCACCTCATACTCTAACCACCCGTTGCCCTCATCAACACCTTTTATAAAAGCGTCTAATTCACTCTCGGTATTAAATTTATATTTTATTTTAGTATAACCTTTAATAGGTTTTTCTATCCCTCTAACTGCTTCTGTACCCCAGACAATAGTCACTTCATTTTTTTTCATACCACCTCATTTATTTTTTTTAATTCATCATACATTTTTAAACCAAAGTCATAACCTTGTTTATAATAGTATAAATTTTCGTGCCAATCAGATGCATAACCCTCTAACAAAGCGTCAGCTACACCATCTTTAAATGCGCTTAATTCTTTTTCTCTTGCTTGCTTGCGCTCGTATGCTTCTGCTTTATTCTTACTATCTCTATAGTCGTGTCCGTCATCTCTTTGTGTCATTATTCCTCTACTTTCTTTAAATACTCATCTTCAATACCATCACAAAAACCAGAATGATCGCCTGTGTATTCGTATTGCTTGCCGTCTATACTCTCCCCGTTCTCATCAACTTTTAAAAATGTTAATGTATGAACTTGTAGTCCATAATATTTTTGTTTTTTCATTCGTCCC